TTGTGGGGTTTTAAATTCTAATTTTGTGATTGATTGGCCTAAATTTAAGAATTCAATCATATTAACGAACGCAACCTGAACTAAAAAGATACAAACTCGTGTTTTTGAGGTAATATCATTTGGTGAGGAAAAGGAAGAAGTTACAACCACTAATTAAACAATATTTGAGAAATGTTATTAAAAAGAGGCGATAACAACGAAGATGTAAAGAAATTACAATCCAAATTGGGTTTAGAACCAATTGGTAACTTCGGTCCTAAAACGGAAGATGCTGTAAAAGCATGGCAAGCAAAGAATGGTTTAACTGCCGATGGTATTGTTGGACCTAATACTTGGAACAAAATTATGGGAGTTACCCAAGTTCCAAAACCAGTAGCACAACCAACTGCTCCTGCACCTGCACCACAACCTGTTGCAGCTGCACCGGTAGCAAGTGTAGCTGGATTGAATTTAGCTAAATTAAAAGGACACGTTCCTGATAATGTAATTGCAATGATACCTGATACCGCTGCAAAGTTTGGTATCAACACACCATTAAGATTAGCACATTTCCTTGCACAATGTGGACACGAAAGTGGAGGATTCCGTGCAACGCAAGAAAACTTAAACTATTCTGCAAAAGGTTTAATGGGTATATTCAAAAAATACTTCCCAACTCTAGCATTGGCACAAGCCTATGAGAGAAAGCCGGAAAAGATTGCAAATAGAGTATATGGTGGTAGAATGGGTAATGGTACTGAAAGTAGTGGTGAAGGCTACAAATTCAGAGGAAGAGGATATATCCAATTGACTGGAAAAGAAAACTATACTGCATTTGGTAAATCAATCGGTGAGGATATGACCGTTAATCAGGATAAAGTATCGGGTCCATATGCATTATTATCAGCAGCTTGGTTCTTTTCTAAAAACGGATTACATAAGATAGCAGATGAAGGAAGTTCAGATGCAGTTGTAACAAAAATTACTAAAAGAGTAAACGGAGGTACAATTGGTTTGGCAGATAGAATCAAACACTTCAAAGAATACTATCACTTATTAGCATAAAAAAAGGGAGGATTTATTCCTCCTTTTTTATTTCATTATATTTATAGTATATAATAAACATATTTTCAATGATTAGATTATCAAAATTAGTAACGGAGGCAGATGATAAAGATTTTGCTAATCCTGCGTTAAATAAAAAGATAAAATACAAAGATAAAGACGGTAAGCAAAAAGAAAATATTGTTGGTAACTTATTAAGATTACCAAAAGATGACCCTGGTAGATTGGCGGCAGAAAAAACACTACCAAAACCTGGCACTCCTGAAAGAAAATCTGTCAATCGTGCATTGGGTAGTGAAAAGGATGGAAAATCCGTACCATCAGCAGATACCACAAAACGAGGTGGTAATGATGCACCATCAAAAGCACCCAAACCATCTGGAAACAAACCAACACCACAAACAAAAGCTCAATTATTTACAGCAGACCCTGCTATGGCAGCTAGAATGGGTAAAGAAAAAGAAACACAAGCTAAAATTGCAGGTGATTCGCATGATAGTGGTGATGATGAAGCAGGTTTAAGAAAAAATATAAAAACCGCAGTAACAAAACCAAAAGTGTATGTTAGGGCAATCAAAGATGGTATCAAAGATTGGGCAGAAGAAGAAAAAGCATTTTTTAAAGAAAAATTACATAAAGGAGATTCTCCAGAAAGAAGAAGTTGGGGTAAGGCATTAAAAGATAAAGCAGTTGGTGCGTATCATGCTCTTAAAAAAGGATTCAAACACGAAGTTCATACATTTAAAGATGCTGCAATGGGGATTGCAATGTGGAAAGATGGTATTGATATGACCGAACCACAAAAAAAAGCCGTAAAAAGTGTTGCTAAAAAGTTTGCATTAGGAGTTGTACTTGGTGCAGTAACTGGCGGAGTAGGTGCTGGTGCTGGTGCGTTTACTATGAAATGTGTTAGTGGATTTATACCACACGTTGTTGAAGAAACTATTATAGCAGGTGTTGGTAAAGCAGCATTATTTGCAGGTGATACTGATATGGATGAAGAAAAGGCAATGGAACAATTTCTTTCAGCAATCGCCGATAATATAGAAAAAATGGATATACCAAATGAAATAATAGCAAAAGCAGTTGAAGAATACAATGCAGAAAAGAAAGGTGAGGGTATAACACAAAATGAAGCTAAATTGGCAGTTAATCAACTTCAACAATTAGTAAAAGAATCAATCATACGATAAACAAAAGGGAGAACGAAAGTTTTCCCTTTTTTGTTTGGATTTGTAACAAATTATTACTATCTTTGTTACAATTATATGAAAAATATCTGCATCAAAAAAAGTTTAAAAAAACATTTGGTATTCTCAAATATTCTTTGTATCTTTGTAAGAACGTTATATTTATATAGGACGTCGGTGTAGGAAAGACACCAAAATAAAACCATAAAACATAAACTCTTAAAACTTAAAAGAAATGGCTATTAATTTAGATGCTATCAGAGGCAGACTGAACAAACTGCAATCAACCACATCGAAGAAAGTAGAATTGTGGAAACCAGCACCGGGCAAACATCAAATCCGATTAGTCCCATATAAGTTCAACGAAGAAAATCCTTTTATCGAACTTTATTTTCATTACAACATTAACAACAAATCTTATTTATCTCCAATGTCATTTGGCAGACCTGACCCAATTGTTGAGTTCGCTGATAAATTAAAGCGTATGGGTGATAAGGAAGATTGGAAAGCAGCGAAAAAGATGGAGCCGAAACTTCGTACATTCGTACCTGTATTGGTAAGAGGTGAAGAAGGAGAAGGTGTTCGTTTTTGGGGATTTGGTAAGACTGTTTACCAAGAAATCTTAGGATATATGGCTGACCCAGACTACGGCGATATTACTGACCCAACAACTGGTAGAGATATCACTGTTGAGATTGTATCGGCTGAAGATAGTGGTACATCATACCCTGTTACAACAATCAGAGTAAAACCAAAAGAAACACCATTGGTTGAATCAGCGGAGGAAACTAAGAAATTCCTTACAAACCAAATGGAAATTACTGACCTTTATCAAGAATTAACTTATTCAGAGTTGAAAAGTGTGTTAGAAGGATGGTTAAACCCATCAGCAACTGGTGATGATGAATTAGAAACATCAGTATCAGCTCAAACATTATCTTCAACGGCATCACCAGCAGAATCGGTAATCCCAACACCAACACCGAAAGTGGAGGCAGTTGAGGCAGCACCAGCACCAGCTAAGAAATTAGATGATGTAACATCCGCATTTGATGACCTTTTCAACAACTAAAATAAGTTATTATGGCAAAAAAGGAAATTGAGTTAGCAGATATACTTGCTGAAACTCTAAACAAACAATCTAAAGACCAGAAAGTGGCATTCTTTTTGGATTCGGATGAAGCACCTACAAATGTAGAAGGTTGGGTATCAACTGGAGCATCATTGTTGGATGTGGCTATCTCAAATCGCCCTTATGGTGGATTGCCTGTTGGTAGAATTACCGAAGTTACTGGGTTGGAGCAGAGTGGTAAATCGCTCTTATCCGCCCACCTTCTTGCCGAAACGCAAAAATTAGGTGGATTGGCAGTATTAATTGATACTGAAAATGCAGTAAGTGCGGAGTTCTTAAACGCAATTGGAGTAGATGTATCTAAAATGCTTTATGTAGCAGCTGAAACTGTGGAAGAGTGTTTTGAGTTCACCGAAACAATTATCGAAAAAGTGAGGGTTGCATCGAAAGATAAGTATGTAACTATTGTAGTAGATTCAGTAGCAGCAGCATCAACTAAAAAGGAGATGGATGCTGATTACGATAAAGATGGATACGCTACCGATAAGGCAATCATTATCTCAAAAGCAATGCGTAAAATCACTAACTTAATTGGTAGACAGAAAATCACTTTGGTTTTCACAAATCAGTTAAGACAGAAGATGAACGCTATGCCATTCTCTGACCCGTGGACAACTTCCGGTGGTAAAGCAATTGCTTTCCACGCTTCGGTTCGTTTACGATTGAAGAGTATGGGAACAATTAAAGCAAAAGACAAGAACGGAAATGAACAAATTGTAGGAATTAAAGTTCGTTGTCAAGTTGTAAAGAATCGTATGGGTCCGCCATTACGTTCGGCAGATTTTGATATCTTCTTTGATAGAGGTATTGATAACTACGGAGCTTG